ACAGCTTCATCCCGGTCCTGAATATACTGATCCAGGCGGGCCTTCTCCTGGTCACTGAGCGGCTGGTGGCGCCCCTCCCCCTCCACTATCCGCTTTGCGATGTCGCGGCCGACGGTGTCCTCGAGGTCGGTCGGCGACAGGTTCTCGAAGCGCTCGTCGGCCGTAAGTTCGCGCCCGTTCTTCATCGGGATCAGCGTATACTTGCCGTCCGGCGTCTTTTTCCAGTGCAGTTCGTCGACTGTGTTGCGCAGTGCCTGTCCCCAGCGGTCCGCCTGCTGGTCGCCAGTCGTCCAGGTGACGTAAGAGTCACCCTGGTCGATCGCCTTGGCGATGTTCTTCTTGAGTTCCAACTCGGCGTAGGTGTCCTTGTAGGGAGCCTGGGGGACGCCCTTGGCCTCTGCGTTGATGGCCGGGATATGCTGCGCCGCCTCTCGGTAGCGGTTGCCGGCCGCAATGGCCTGGGGGTCTCTAACATCCCACTGATCAGCCCAGTCCGGAGAGGCCTTTATAAAGCGCAACATGCTCTGTTCCGCTTCCGGGTCTGCGGCACTACTCCATATACCATGCAGATAAGGACGAAAGTCCTGATATGCTGATCTCAGGGCAGCAATCTTGGCGTCCTTCTCCTCCTGCGGCATCGGCGGCGGCCGGTATCCTTCCTTTCGCGCCCGCTGGTGCCAGTCCGACTGAATTTCCTCAATATGCTGGGCGGTCTCGCCCGACCTTACTTCGTCGGCGTGCTGCCCCTTATAGTTGTTGGCGTGATTGGCCGCGCTCTGCAAAAGAGACTCGTTACTCTCGTCCGGCTTTCCGTAAAGCTGAATCTCCCCATAGTCCGGGTGCCATTTATCGCGAAATGAATAAGGAACCACCGTTCCCAGTTGATTATGCCGAATGGGTTCTCCCCTGTGCACTATTTCAAAGTCGCTGGGCTGGTATCCCTTAACTACCGGAACGTCTCCCAGCACCGGCCTCCGCGTCGTGCGCGACCACGACAGCAGGCCTGGCTTAGCCCCAAAGTGTGCGGTGGAAGGGACGAAGCTGGAATTCGGGATGACCGTCAGTTCCTCCGACTGCCCCAGCTTCGGGCCGGGCAGCTGGTACTGATTAGCATAGTGCATTGAACGATGTGGAGTATCACTAAGGCTTATCCCTCTTTCCGGACTTAACGTCTGGAACTTCGGCATGTCGGCCGCATGCTTCCGCACGTTGTGGAGGAGGGTTCCCATTTCGTCCGGCGACAGTACGTCGGCCGACCCCATCTGCGACCCCAGCTTCCCAAGCGCCCCGTATTGAACCTCATCCTTGCGCAGCGGAAACTGGATGCCGCCCCGGGTGAGGACCCGCCCTGGCCGAAGATAGTTCTGCCAGTCCTTAAGCGGCATCGGCTGCTTGGCCGACTTCGCCAGTTCTTCGGCGACGGAAAACAGGAGGTCCTTGATGGCCATTACTGCACCGTCGGGGGTTTAAATGGGGCCAGATGGTCCCACAATTCCCCTACTGCGTCTGACAGATCGTCCGCATGTTGATTCGTTCCCACGACGCCAATACTCGGCATATAAACCTGTCGATGCCCAAATTCTGGATCGTCGTGCATTGCGTTGTTGTGGTGCCGTATCTGGTTTAGAATGCTCTGGATGGTCTCGAGGTCTGGATGGTCGGGATCAAAATGGGAGGCCGTCAATTGGCGAGGAATCTTCCCAGTGGGGAAGGCGTCCCATAGCTTATACTGTGCGTCAAAATAAGCGTCTTCATCCCCCGATTTCGCGGCCTCTCGCACTGCCCGCACAGTGTCCTCGATAGTAGCCCGCATGATCTTGGATATGGCGCCCATGATACTACTGTACACCCGGGATGGAGTCGATGTCAACCGGATCGTCGCGCGATACCGTACTGTCGTCGCCCGGCCCGCCTGTGAAGTCCTGCCCGGTATCGACACCGGCCAGGGCGCCGGCCCCGCCGGCCACGGTGGACCCTATGGCGGTCTTGCCCCGCTGGATCGTCCGCATGCGCCGCGACGCCGCTCCGAGGTCGTTGGCCAGGGCCTTCATATGGCCGGGGTCGGTCTCAAACAGGGTCTTTAGGACTTCATGGGCGGTCTCCGGCGAGATGCCGACGGTCCGCATCCGCGTCCAGATGTTGTGCACTATCGGCATGAAGTTGCCCTGCGTCAGATGGGCAATGTCCCCTATTAGGTTCATGTCCTGCGGGTCCAACTGCGACTGTTCCAGCTGGCGCCCGGCCGTGCGCGAGTTGCCGGTGATATAGTTCTTGGCCCCGGCGATCTTTAGTTCCTCGTCCATGTCGTTGGCGAACTTGTCGAAGGACGACTGGTCGGGGAAGATGGCGCGCAGCTTGTCGCGCGTCCCGTTGTTTTTGAAGAACGTCTTGACGGCATCCTGGCCCGCCGCCCCGCCCTGCATGCGGTTGCGGATGGCCGTGGCCACTCCGGTGCGGAAGAAGTCCTGGTCGCCGTCCGACAGGTGATCGAACTTCTCGAGCCAGTGGTCCATCTGGTCCGGCGGCGTGTTCAGGAACTTGACTCCCATGTCGACGGCATTCTGCGACGTGGTGTGGTCGCTCCATACCTTGCGGGCTGCCCCGTAAGCCGGATTGAGTTCGTCCATCCGGGTGGTGAAGCGCTTCTTGAGGCCGGTCACTGCCCGGCCGATGTCATCCATCCGCCCGGTCATGTCGTCTGTGTGGTCGTTGATGATGGAGTCGAGGCCGCGCTTCACCAGATCGGCGTGCTGGGTCCCCAAGCGGTAAATCTTGGTGCCGTCCTGCATAGTGACCGACCGGGGGAGGTCCTGCGGCACGTCCTTGTCCGCCGTCTGGATCGTCTTCATTCGACCGAATGCGCCCAGCTGTTCGGCCCGGCCGAGGATATCGTCCATCTCGTCGTCATGGAAGTCCGGCAGGTCCGAATATGCCTTGTCATAGAGCGGCTTGGCCTCCGCTTGCTTTACCGCCTGCAGGGCCTGCACCGTGCGAGTGGCGTGCGGGTCGGCGCCCATGTTGAAGTGGACGGAGTTCTGGACCCGGTCGCGCTGATTCTTTAGGTAGTTGTTGGCGAAGTAGTCGTCGACCACGTTGCGTCCCGGTCCGGGCTGCAGGTTGGCTATTTCGGCCAGAGACAGCATATTGCGCCCGCCGTGGAGAAACAGCGGCGTCACTCCGGGTCGCCCCTGATCGGCCCGTGCCGCCAGTTCCTCCGGAGTGATGTCGTCCATCTTCATGCGACGCAGGATCATGGCCTTGGCCCGGTTGGCGGGCGAGCGAAGGAACGGCGCCATGCCGATGACCTTCGAGGCCCCCGACGCGCCCAGTCCGAGGCCCGTCGTGGCCCCTCCGGCGATGCCGCCGGTAATGGCGCCCGTCTCCATCGCAGACGGGTCTCCCTGGCTCTCGACGCCGGCCGCCGCCGCCCCGGTGCCGGCGCCGATGGCCGACCGCTGGGCCAACGTCCACAGAAGATCGCCAATGGCACCCATCAGGGCTTACCCCCCGTAATCTGCATGTACATCGGATCGTTGGTCGCCTTGAGGAAGTCGGCGTACGACATGTTGCGGTAGGTACCCTGGCGGACCTGGGCCGACTTCCACTCGTTGTAGCGGCGCCGCGCCGCGATGAACATCTTGGCGCGCTCGAGGATCGGCTTCCGCTCCTGTGGGCTGAGGTTGATGGACCCCTGCACGGTCTTGAGAAAGGCGCGCTCGCCTTCCGTGATGCCGGTCGAGCCGAAGCTGGCCTTGAGGTTCTGCAGCACCTGCTGGTCGATGATGTTCTGATAGTTGGTGGTGTCGATGGCCGCCTGCGGCATATGGTAGCCCGGAACCCAGCGCAAGTTGCGGTCGAGCCACGCCGTGGGTCCGGCCAGCGCCCCGCCCCATGCCTTGTCGTTGAGGGCGAGGGCGTCGTCGATCCCCTTCTCCGCCATCATCAGCGTGTTTGTATTTTCGTCCGCCGTGTCCACGTCCTTCTGCTCCTGGGGCGTTAGGGTGGCGGCCTGCCGGCTCCACTGGCTACCAGTACCGGCGATGGCGTTCTCGGCATTGGCCACAGTGGCATCCGGGGTGGCGGCCGGGGCAGGTTGAGGGGTCACGACCCCGGCCGCCGAGGACGGCGCTGCGGCCGGGGAGCCGTTCGCGCCGGTCGAAGAAGGAGGCGTGGCACCGCCGGGGTCGCGCTGCACGGCCTCCTGGCTGAGTTCCTGGGACAGGTCGGCCGCCGCCGCCGGATCGACGTTGGACGGTGCCCCGCCGCCCGGACCCAGGACGTTCTGGTAGGTCTGCGGATCGTAGCCCCAGCCGCGCATGATGGCTTCCGTGCGCTTGTCGATCCAGGCGTCATATTGATCGGCCGGCAGGTTGTAGTGCATGCCGATGAGGTTCTGCGCGTCTTGCTTGGCCAGAGTCTGGGCCTGCTGCACCAGCTGCAGCACCTTGCGCTGATTGCTGCCGACCTGATTGATGTTGGCCACGTAGCGCCGGGCCTGGGCCATGATATTGGCCGCCCGGATGCGGGCCGCCGCGCTCATCTGGTTCCACAGTCCGCGCTGCTTGAGGTCCTGAATCTTGAATTCGAGTTCCTGGGCCTTCTGCAGCATGTCGGTGCCGGCGGTGAGGCGCTCGCCCATGATGTCGCCCGGGATTTCGGCCTCCTGCGACGACAGATTGGCGAGTCCGGCCCGGTTGTAGGCGTCCACGTTGCGCTGGTTCTGTATGTAGGGCAGCATGGCCGACAGGCCGGACCCGATGCCCTCGCTGAGCCGTCCAGTGCGCGTCGGCTGCAGCATGGCCGCTCCAAAGGCGAGGCGGGCCAGATCAGACTGGTTCTTGGGTGCCTCGTAGGCGGCCCGTGCCGCTCGCAGCGCCGCGATCTTGCTTTGTTTGATCTTGTCGAATGCCTGCCCCATGTCCTCGCCGCCGAGATAGGACTCGGACAGGCCGCGCATGCGGGCCAGGGCAGACTCTGCCTGCGACGTGTCGGGTATCCAGGCCGACGGGTCGTTGGTATCCACGTTGAAAGCCGCTATTCCGGGGTCGCCATAGTCGGACCCTCCAGCCAATGCATCTTCGGCATATGACTGCGGGTCCGGAATGCTGTCATCATCCTGGGGTGGATTAGTCAATATTTGCATCGCACCCATCAGCCTAGGCTCCCATGCAACGGGCCATGCCGCCGCGTCTGGCGTTTACCATTCCAGGCGGGCCAATCGGCCGAGTGGCGCGGGCCGCCTGCATGGCCCGCAACAGGGCCGGACGGACTGACGGCAGGGGCGGTGCCTGGATCGGACGCATCGGCAGCACCGGCCCGCCGGCCGCATACTTGGTCCGGCCGCCCCGGCAACGGGCGAGGCCGCCCTTGCGGAGACCGCTGTAGGCCGCCGTCGTGCCCAGGAAGGTCTGGAGCGGCGATGGACTGAACGTCCCGGCCGACTGGCTCTGGACCTGCGTCGTGTTCGACGGCGGCGTCTGCGCGTTCAGTACTTGGCTGATCCAGTTGACCGTGTCGCGCGGATAGGCGGTCTGCGACACCCAGTCGTTGTATGCGGTGTCCAGGTTCTTCTGCGTCTGCCCCTGCTGGGTCTCGCCGGCCGCCTCGAGCGCCCCGATGTCCTTAAGGTCCATCCCCTGCCCGGTCGCCGCCAGATCGGCCATGTTGGTGGCGCCGGTCATCTGGCGGCCCATGGCCGTCTGGTAGTTCGACATCGCCGCTTCTTCGGCCGCCTGCAGCGCCTGGGTCTGCGAGTTCAGGATGTTGGCGTCGTTGTCGCGCACGGCCCGTGCCGTGAATTCACCCTGGGGCGACGACCCGAACTGCCCGGACCGGACGAAAGTATCGTTGATGTTCGGAAGGACGTTCTCCATCAGATTCCGGTTCCCCAGGGTGGCGATCTGGTTGACCACGTCGGAGATGTACGGGGACTTGTACGTGTTGAAAACGTCCGTGTTCAGGTTCGGGTTGCTGGCCGACTCGAAACCCTGCTGCGACTCGCTGAGGAGCGGGTCATACTTGCCCACGTTCGCACCGGCCATCTGGAAGGCTTGCTGCTGCTGCGGCGTAAAGCCCGCCACGCGCTGGCCGGTATAGACCGGCGCCGGCTGCGACCCCAGCACGTCGGCCTTAGCCAGCAGTCCCTTCTGGTAATTGGTGTACCAGTCGGGGTACTGGGTAGTCGTCGACCCGGCCGCCGTCTTGGGCGGAGTCGGCTGGCCTTCGAACAGAAACGACCCGATGCTCATGACACCTTCCTGATCAGCGAACCGATGCCGGGGGCCGGTTTCGTTATCTTGTGTTTTCTTCCCTTGGCCTTGGCTAATTCGTCTCGGAATTTATCTAGTTTCCGCGCGCCGGCTATTGAGTTGCCATCCCCCAGGTCGGACACGTCTTGTGCCGTAAGCACGTATTCTCCGTCCGAAAGATTAGCCGGTACCGTGTCGTCCTGACCGCCGTCCGGCCCGTGCATGAAGCGTCCCATGCCGCCGCGCGCCTTGAGGACCGGCGTGTCGGAACCGGGATAGAAGTCGATCCCGCCGGTCTCGCCATAGTTCTGCAGGGCGGCGTTTGACGGCAGCGTCGACGGGTTGTTGTAGGTATAGGTCGGCAGCGGATTGTTCCAGGCCCCGCCCTTGGTGGCCGCCTTCTGCACGTCGGAGAACTGCTGGGCGACCGACGGGGCCTTGGCCGGAAACAGGGCGTCGAGCAGCGTGGTCAGCGCCCCCATGCCCACCGGGTTGCTCTTCGGGTTGAGGAAGCTGAGCAGGCCGCTCATGCCGCTGCTGGCGGCCGGCTGCATCGACTGCGGCGCCATTACCATGGTCGACTGCGGCCCGTTCTTGCCGATAGGCGGCGTGTAGCCCGGGATGAGGGCCGCCGATCCGGCCGGCGCGGCTGGCGCCCCTAGGCCAAACAGGCTCATGATCGGACCGGCCAGCTGGCCCGCCACTCCGAGGGCGTCGCCGACGCCGCCCGCGATGTCGGAGATCAGACCGCCTAAGTCGAAGAACTCCGGCATGCCGGTCTTCGGGTTGATGGTAGGCTCGCCCCAGGCCGACCGCATCTCGTCGAGTTCCCTGTCGTTCACATGGACGATATGGCGGTCGCCGTAGCGCCCGGCCGACCTTACCGCCTGGGCCGCCCGCGAGAGGCCGCCATGATTGAACTTAGAAGCCAGATACTTTGCCATATAATCCTCTCAGGCGTTAAGGCTCGTCTTTACTTCGTTGGCCCAGGACTTCCAGTCAGGAAAGCGCTCCGGGTCCGGAACCGGCGTGTTGGTCAGATTGAGGAACAGGAACTGCCGCGCCCAGCCGCGCCAGCCGCGTTCGTCTATTGGCGGGGTGGGAACGGTCGGCTCCTGGTGGCACAGTTCCGAGGCCCAGCGGTGGAAGGACAGGAAGATCGGGTTGGGGACCACTTGTATCGTCATACCGTGATCCTCGCGTCAGCCGGGCCGATCCAGGCCAGCGGCTTGCCCATCTGGTAGAATCCGCCCACGACGTTGCTTCCGAACTTAAAGCGCATCTGCCGGCGCTGTTCGCGTGGCGTAATGATCTGCTGGTTGCCGGTCGTCGGCGGCGGGGCAAAATACATCGGGTCGCTGTAGACCTGCGGCGTACGGGCATTGGCCCGGCCGCTGACCTGACAGAACATCTCCCCGCTCTGGACGAAGTCCGGCTCGATGTATTCACAGTGCATCGCCTTGTTAGTCGCATCGCCGGCCCCCTGGAAATTAGCGAACATCAGGTCGGCCGTCTCGAAGTACGATTCTATCGCATAGGCGTTTGCCCCGTCAATCCGGTCCACTCCATATTCATGCTGCCACAGCGAATAGGTCCCAGAGGCCACGTCTACCCCGCCCATCAGCGGTGAATTCAGGATGGTAGCGAAGGTCGAGGCCCCGCGCCCGGAGTCGGGCAGCGGCGTGTCGTACCATACTGGGTAGCCGAGGCGCTGCGATTCGCGCACGTTCAGGATCACGGCCCAGTTGGGTTCAGTCGCCCCAAACAGCGGGGCGCAGAACCAGATTTCGCCCCAGCGCGGCACCTTGAATGCAAATGCCTTGCCGCGCACGGCGTAATTGAGGTTGTTATAGAAGAAGTCCAGGTTGACCGGATTCGGGACCTCCTGGATGGTGCCATTGTACATGACGAAGCGGTCAACCCCGGGCCAGTAGTAGATGCCGTCGTTCTCGATGATGGAGCCGGCCGAAAGAATCGACATGGAGTTGGTGATTTCGTCGAAGGCGAAGGTGCCGCTGGATGTGCCGACGAAATAGGCCCGGATGATAGCGTCGAGCGACCAGAAGATGCCGGCCGGAGCCTGTGAGCCGCCGCGCAGCGGCAGTCCCTTGATGATCTTCTGTCCGGTGACGCGGGCATTGCCGGAGCCGGCCCCGACGATGTCGCCCGGCTTGTTGGGGACCGACCACCCAATGAAGCCATCCGATGAATAGCGGATGGTGTAAGGGTGAAGGGTGCAGACGCCGCCCGAACAGTCGGTCCCGGCCACGGCGGCCAGCGCTCCGGTCCCGACGATGTCGGCCATATAGTAAGGGGCAGTGACCGCGTTGTCGATGTCGATACTGTTCGGCGCCGCGTGGGCGATGATGTTGGTCAAGGAACTGGTAGCATCGAACATCTCTTCAATCTGCCAGTCGTTGGCTGCGTTGACGGCGAAGCCGCCCGGTGTGCGGTTGTTGATTGCCGCCACGTTGCCCATCGAGTCCAGGATGATCTGCTCGATGCCGTTCGGATGCCCGTTGTGGCAGTAGGTATAGCCGGTCTTGTTGAAGTTGTGAAGTTCGCGCACCGGCCCCTGCAGACCGGAGGACAGACGGCGGTAGCCGTCCATCTTTTGCGCCAGCCCGCGCGGGAACCGTACCCACTTGCCGTCGACGCAATAATTCCCCTCGAACTGGGTGCCGTCTCGCTTGATCCCAGCCTGATAGGAGATGGGGACGGGGGACAGGTCCATTAGTTCACCACGCGGGCGCGCACAACCAGATTCCAATTGATCGTGGTGGTCAGCACCTGCCCGGCCGGGGAACTGCGGTCGAGGAGGCGGAAGTTGGCGGCATCGCCACCGGTTCCCTGGATGATGTAGACGTTAGTCGCGTTGGCGTCGCATGCTTTCTGGATGGCATTGGAGCCAGCATAGCACTGGCCCGGCATCGGTATTTCGTCGCCCACGGCGTAGTTGCTGTCACCCGTAATGCATCGGGCAAACAACTGCACGTAGTTGGGTCGTACCCCAAGGCTGTGTGGCTGAGTGCTGACGGCGCCTGTGGTGAGGGCCACCGCAGAAGACTCGAAGCTGCGCTCCCCCTCGACCAGCCAGCGCGAGTTGGCCACGTCGGCCTTGAACCACACAAGGTCCGATACCGTCGGCAGGGTGAGGCTGGTGAGGCCGCCGGTGCCCTGGCTGATGATCGTGTCGGTTGACGATCGGTTGGCCACGCAGGTGCCGGAGGCGCAATAATTATGGATGCCTACCTTGTAGCCCTGGAAGACGGATGAAATCTGTGGCAGCGTTAGCGTGAAGCCGGCGCCGGTCGGCGCGTACAGCTTGCCGTGATCGGACAGGCCCGGGGCTGCCGAAGTTCCGGTCGTGATGATGTCGGACAGCGCCAGCGGCACGCCGTTGACGTAATGCAGACCGGCCGTGTTGAGCGCACCGAGGCCCTTGTCGCCGCCGGTCGGCGCCCCCAGCACGAGGCCGGAGGCAAAGGCCGCGATCTGCGTTAGCGCCCCGCCGATGATGGAGAACAGGTCCATTTCGGCTGCTTCAGTGCCGCCCCCGACGTTCAGCCACTTGGTCAGGAATTTAAACTGAGTCTTCTTGGCCGACGCAGTGTTGACATGCGAAAAGGTCAGGCTGCTGCCGAGATCGTTGACGTTACCGGCTGGCTTGCTGCGCGCGATGTCGATGCCGGCCGCCTCCGCCGCCGTATTAACGGTGGTCGTTAGCTGTAGCAGCTGGGCAGTAGACGAAAGATTGAAGTTCTGCTGATTGGAGAATGTGTTGGACAGAGTAAGTCCCGGGGCCGTGAGCGCCGTCAGGGCCGCCGCCGCACTGGCCGCGATGAAGACGGCATCGCCTACTGCCGTAGACCCTAGGGCGGTGCGGGCCGCCGCCGCGCTGGCCGCGATGAAGACCGCATCGCCTACCGACGTAGACCCTAAGTTGGTGCGCGCATTGGCCGCCGTAGTGGCCCCGGTGCCGCCTTGGGCGATGGCAACCGGCGTGGCGATGCCTTGGGTGTCGGCGTCCAGCACGTTAGTGCCGTCGCAGTACATGATGGCGCGCTGGCCCTGCGTGACGGCAACCGGAGTAATCTGGGCCGCCGTCTTCACGTCGACCGTGAAGGCGCCCGTGGTTGAGTTGTCGATCCAGTATTGTTGGACGGTATTGGGGACGACGATTGACCGGTTGCCAGTAAGGACGCCGGTCAGCTTGTACGACACCCGGTTGAGTTCAGTACCGGACAGCACATAGTTGCCTGGGCCGCCCGCGATATTTATGGTGGTATAATCGAAGCCGACCGTCTGGCTGATGCCGACGCCCACGGTGATATAGAGCGTGCCCTGGGCGATGATGAAGCCGGACCCGCCTGGGTTGACCGTGACCGCGGCCCCGCCGTTGATGGTGCCGGCCGCCGGCTGCAGAGTGAGGATGCCCGATCCGTCGTTGCGGAACAGGGTAATGAAGTCGTCGGCCATCGTAGCCGGATCGGGCAGATTGAAAGTACCGACTCCGCCGATCCAGCGCAGCAGATGCGCCCGGTCTGATTCACCGATGGTATATCCGGAAACGTTCTTGTCAAAGGTCGGAATGGCCAGAGCCAGGAGCGACCCCGTCACCTTGAGGCCGTTGCCGGCCAGCGCCGAAGCCACGGCCGAGGCCGTAGTGGCGCCCATCTGGATCGTGCGCCACGTGCCGGCCGCCGATCCGTTGCCAGTCAGGTAGACCAGATAGACCTGAGACGGAGCGATCACGACGATGTCGCTTCCGCCATTGTCCTGGACGGTAAACGAGTTGGCACCGACGTTGGAGATCATCAGGGCCGAAGCCGGCGACGATACCGTGGCATCCGGCAACAGCAGATGCAGGCCGGCGATGGTCGGATTGATGTCCATCACCGACGCCGCCACGGGATTGACCGGAGTCGTGACCTCGAGCGGCCACTGCAGTTCAGTATTGGCGGTCAGCGAATACGCGGCATAGGCCACGTCTGACGGCGACGTGACCGTCCCACCAAAGACGCTAACAAAACTGGTCGTCATTCAGTGTTCCTCTCCGCTGCGCGATCCTTGATGCGGCCCTGATCCTGCTGCGACAGGCCGGAGGCCGCCCGGTCATACGCTGCCTGCCATGTCGGGATACGCTCGTCGTTCTTCAAGAACGGTGCCAGTTCCAACAGCGTCGCATACAACAGGAGTTCCGGCGCATAGTCGGTCAGCCAGTTGGTCTGGTTGCCGGCATCGAGCAGCCGGTCCATCTGGTAATAGTTTATTTCGGCCGGCGTCGTGTACCGGGGCGTCGGCGCCACGATGATGTGGTTGTAGTCGTAGTCAGCATAGAACTCCGGATCACCCTGCACCGAGTCATCCGGCCAATATTGGCGGAGGTACTCGTAGCCGCGCGTCAGCATCGCCACCCGCTCGTTGGCTGCCAGATAGGCCAGCCCGCCGGTATCGGCCGTCAACCCTTCCGTGTCGGCGCCGGTCGAATAAGTGATGGACAGCTGAGTGACGGCGGTCACGGCGAAGGTGGAGATGACGACCCCGGCGACCGATGAATTGTAGCCAGGACCGCCGACTCCCACCACGCAGGCGAGGCTGCCGACGGTAAATGGATGTGGCTTCTGGAATACCAGCGTGCGGACGCCGGCCACGGCCTGCCGGGACGCTGTCTGATATAGCGTCGGCTGGGCGTAGTTGATAGAGGCGATCTCGCGCCAGCGATCCGGCTTGTCGTAGACGGCCTGCCCCTTGACCAGAATGAACAGAGACGGGACCAGGAGGCCGAGAACCTTGAGTTCCTTGGCGATCTTCCGTTCTGCATTGTTGATGAGTCGAGGCAGCTGGTTGTAGACCGTGGGGTCATTTACCAGCGTCCCGCGTTCATAATAGTTCTGCAGGTCGGAGATCAGGGAGTCGAAGGTGAGACCAGTGGCCATTCCGGGACCTTATGAATTCTGGTACCCTCGTCACAGGGTCCCGGGGCAGCCGAAGAATAGCACGGGACAAAGAACCCGCGCCAGTTAGATCAGTTCATCAGTCGCTCTCGCTCCGGTCGCGGTAAGGGCCACGGCTCCGGATTCGGTGATGCATCCACGCCCACGCTATCACGAAGACGGCGTAGAAGGTGGGGGGACCGAAGACGGCGAGGACGACGTATCCGATGGTGCGCATTCGTGATTACACTTGCAAAGCCATGCTGCATTGGCGCGATCGATCCCGTCGCGCGTCTCCTGAGTGTCCTTGCTCGATGAGTAGGTGAGCGGAAAGTGAATCTCCGCCGCCACGCTGCAAAAGCTATCCGTCGCGGTCGGCGAGCTTCCGCAGGCGCTCAGCCCACACAGGATTGCTGCGAATAGCGAGGATGGAACCGCGAACCTGCTCCACGTCTGCGTTGATCGATTCCACGGCCTTGACCACATTGCGGTCTTCTCCCAGCTTGAGGACCTGCTCGCGGTCCACCATGCCCATGACGAGGTTGGCCAGCTTGACCAACCCCGCCGCTAGTTGAATCCAGATCACTTGGCTGGTGCTGCGTTGCTGATGGCCCGGCGCAGAAACAGCGCCGTGATCAGGCCCCAGGTAATCGTCACCGCCCCGGTGATCGAGAGCGGTCCGGCCGAAAGAGTGGAACAGGCCTGGGCCAGGGCGTCGAGGTCGGTTCCGGTGACGGCACCGGTCGTGACCTTGGCGCAGAGATCAGCCGCCGCCGACTGCGTGGAGGCACCGATTATCTTGGCCTGCTCGAGGCCGTAGATGGCCCAGGTGCCGATGATACCGACCGTGGCCACGATGTAGGTGCCATAGCCGGACGGAAGGATGCTGAGAAAGTTCATGTGATCTCCATGTCAGGGGTGAGCGTTTGTGACCCAAAACCATACCAGGAAGCCCCCACCGGGAACCAAGATGGAAAGTGCCAGTCCAACCACTGCTCGAGTAAGGCCCCCGAACTTCGCATTGATGGCTGTGTTGATGGTGTCCATCCGGGTGTCGATCTTTATGTCCGTGCGATCGATCTTGCTTTCGACGCCATCGATGCGTTCGTTTATTTCGTCCCGAAATTCCCTGCGGTCCGACCGGTTCTCTCGGTAGTTTTCGTCGCATAGGACTTCGTGGCGATCCATTCTGTTCTCCAGAGAAGTTATCCGCGCCGCCAGAATGTCGTACGAAATAGTGTTGTCACCCAACGATTACCTCTTGTTCTTGCGGAACACTATGTAAACGTCGCCGCACACGTTGTTGTAATAGTAGAGGGCCGTTAGCTGGACCTCTCGAGAACGGGCCGTGTAGTCCTGAATGCCCGGGACGGCCGGGGCCACGATCTGATAGGACGATTGAAAATCGAAGTCGCTCTGAATCGGGTAGTGGGCAAGCTTGTTGGCTTCACGCCAATTTTTGTTGAAATAGAGGGCCTTCTGCTCCGGGAACGGCGCTTTATGGGTCGGGTCCTGCCACTGCCGGTGCGAGTTCCAGGCCGGCACGATGACCGTCAGCGTGCCTTTGGCCGACGCGCCTTCCGGTTCCGAATACTTGAGGACCCGGTAAGCCTCGTCGATGATCTTGATCTGATCTTCTCCGTGGAAATGCTCCATCACGTGGCTGCAGTGTAATTCGTCCACTGAGGAGTCAGCGAAGGGCCAGGGCAGGTCGAGGAGGTCATGCACGATATCGGACCCGGGCATCCGGTCCATGCCGGTAAAGCCTTCTCGCTTGTTCTGACCGGAACCGAGGTCAATGCGGACCAGTGAAGGGGCGGCGGGCTGTAGAGTTCCATCGTTCATATCACGCTACCTCCGCCGTCAGAGGCAGTCCCAGTTGCCATTCCGGGTGAGCCATGGTCCAGTCCACGACTTGACACAGGCGCTCCTGGAACGGGAACCGGGGGCGCCAGCCCAACAGCGCCATCTTAGAGCCGTCGAGGGCATAGCGCAGGTCGTGGCCGGGCCGCGACGAATGGAAGTCCACAAGTTCATGGATAAGCGGGCGGCCTAGATACTCGGCCACCATTTCGGCGAGTTCCAGGTTGTTGACCTCGCGCTCCCCGACGATGTTGAACTTGTCGCCCGGCACGAAGTAGTAGTAGATGAGGAAGCGCAGGGCCTCCGCCACGTCGGAAGCGTGGATGTAGAAGCGCGACCCCGGACGGGTCCGGGACGCATCGGCATGGATGGTTACCTTTTGCCCACGGGCCACTCGGACGATGGTACCTGGGATGAACTTCTCCGGATGCTGACGTTCTCCGAAGACGTTCATGCAATGGACGATGGCGACCGGCACCTTATAGGTGTTGTGGAAGGCGAGGCAGAGTTCTTCCGCGCCCGCCTTTGTAGCAGCATACGGGTTGCCCGAATGATAGTGATCCCACTCCTTGTGCGAGCCGGTAATGGCTGGTCCAAAGACCTCGTCGGTACTGAAATAGATCATGCGTCCGCAACCGACCTTTCGGACGTAGTTGAGAAGGTTGCAGGTCCCGACGACGTTGTCCTGGACGAACGACAACGGGTCATCGATGGAGCGGTCCACGTGCGTGGCCGCCGCCAGATGCAGGACCACGTCGAAATGACCCAGCTGCATACTCAGCTGGTCCCCAAATTCGGAACGGAGGTCGTGGAACTTAAACTGCACCCGACCCTCATGGCGGTGCTTGTGGAAATCGGCGATCTCGACCAGCCGCATCAGGTTCCCATAGCCGTCGAGCCGGTCTAGCAGCGTCAGGTTCCAGTCCGTATTCTTGAGCAGGTGGGCCACGACGTGGTGGCCGATGAAACCCGCTCCCCCGGTGATTAGTACCCTCAACTTATCCTCCCTTTACCAGACTGTGTCGGTAGACTTGTCGTAGTGCCCGACTTTGATGCGGTTGTCGCTGGCCACGCGGGCACCGTACTTGGCCGCCTGATCAAAGAACCACAGGTCCTGTGTGAACGCCTTTCCTCCCACGTTGGGATTCCATTCCTGAACCGTCTTGAACCATTGCCGGATGCCATGTTCGTTCTTCGGCATGTCGGGCGCCATGCGCTCCAACAGTTCCATGCGGAACAGAGTAAAGCCCATGCCGAGGCCGTTGCACGGTTGAATCTGGTCAGGGATCGGAACTTGCGGCACGAAGTTCCGGGGGATGACGTGGGGGGCGCCATAGATCATCGGCTGACCCTCGTCGCCCTTGGTCCAGTAGAGGCCGCCGACCACGTCGTATCCCTTGATGCTCTCCATCAGGCGCAGAATGCCGTCTGGCGGCGGAATGTTGTCGTCCTCGAGGGTGAGCATGTAGCGAAACGGGCGCCCTTTGTTGTTCCGGATGTTCACGTTGGTGGCGATGATGTTCTCCACCGCCCGGTTATAGGCGTCGCCGACTTCGAATCCGGCCATGAACTCCGGTCCGGCGCACACTTGGTTCATCGGACGCATCAGGCTCAGCCAGGATGCCACCACCCGGGCCGGAATCTCGCCCCGAGTCGGAACCACGATGATCGTGGTCAGGTCGTCGTAGGAACGGCCTCGCTGCAGCCGAGCGATGCTGTCCGCCATGCTCTCGTTATGCTTCCCTACCATGGGCCGTATGTAACCATCCGTTTCTTTTCCGTGTCAACCATGTTCTATAGAGTAAAGTTCACGGCCTGCATCCAAATATTGCGCATATGGGTAGACTGAGATGCCACAATGTGACTGAATGCTACTGTATCATTCAGCGTAGTGGAACTGGCACTATGGGCACCCCATCCATAAATGAATTGTTGAGTAGCATTGGATGCAGCCCCGAAATCACCGCTAAATGCCGCACCGACGCCACCCGTGGGGGGATTGGCCACAAAATAGGACACAGTAATTTGTCCGCCAGAAGTTCGTACCCATTGCCCAATCCAATATTCACCCGGAGTCAAATTCATATTCATTGAGAAAGTCAGACGCCGAAGGCCATTATAACTAGAATTACTTTGCACTCCAGTAAATGAAATACCAAAAGACCCACTACCGGTGCTCAACTGGCTTAATGTCGAGCCGTTACGAGAATAGATGCCAAAACCAAGCGAGACTGTACCAGTGATGGTACCGGTACTGCCAACCGTCTGCGACATCGCAAAGTCAATGCGGCTGGCACTATAATAACGGTCTACTTTAACCGGAGCATAATGCGCTACTGCATTGGTGTCGTTGACCTGGGCGCCATAGGCGATGGGTCCCAATGGTAACCATTGACTTAATGTCAGCGACTCTCCGAAGGAAACGGTAGCACTGTCGCCGCTGCTTGATTGCGACAGACCGTCCACCCCAGTCGCTACCAACACGACCCGATTGCTGGCAAGTCCGCTGGTGCCAGCCGTGTTGCCTAGGTTGCTGATGCCAACCGAAAGAAGAGTCGGCCCGGAGATGGTGACCGTGGCAAAGCCGCCGCCGGCCGTTCCCTGGCTGAGCGTGATGTTGTTGGAGCCGACCAGGACGATCTGTGCATCATTGTCGGCCCGGGTCTGGCCGGATGTGTTGCCGCCCGTGGACACGCCGGCCTGAAACGCCGGATGGGCCGAAATAGTGACCGTGGCCGACGAGCCGTTTATCGATTGGCTGAGCGTGATCTGGTTGCCGCCGGCCAGGATGAACTGTAGGCCGCTGCCGGTAATGACGCCGGACGTGCCGACGAAGTTGCCGAGATTGCTGATTCCCAGCGTGTTGGTTCCGGCCGCCCCACCGCCGGCCCCACCAAAGATGCTGATAGTGCCGCCGCTGGCGTCGGTCGTCTGCGACAGGGTGATGTTATTCGAGCCGACGAAGATGAGCCGCGTGCTGGTCGCCCCGGTCGCGCCGCCCGTGTTGCCCATCGTAGATACGCCGCCGACGAACGGCGGATTTGCAATAAAGCTTTGCGTTACCGAGGCACCGTTGACCGACTGGCTGATTGTCAGGTTGCTAGTGGCGATGATGACCGCGCGCACCTGGGCGCCCGATGCCACGCCGCTGGTACCCAGCGTGTTTCCGAGGTTGCTGGCACCGATCGACTGCGACTCCTGCGACTGGGCCGCAACGGAGACCGACAGAGTAGCCGACGATGCGTTAGTGGACTGGCTGATGGTGACGTTAGGCCCGCCGACGACGAGCATCTGCAACTGATTGCCGGAGATCACGCCGGAGGTACCGGCCGTGTTCCCGATGTTCGACATGCCGAAAGTCTGGCTCTCGGCCGTCTGGGCAGCAGCGGAGATGGACAGGGTCGCAGAGGACGCATTGGTCGACTGGCTGACCGTGATGTTTGGCCCGCCCACCACCAGCATGCGCAGCTGGTTGCCGGAAATCACGCCAGAGGTCCCGGCAGTGTTCCCGATGTTCGACATGCCGAAAGTCTGACTCTCGGCCGTCTGGGCCGCCGCCGAAATGGATAGGGTAGCAGAAGATGCATTGGTTGATTGGCTGACAGTGATGTTTGGTCCACCCACTACCAACATCTGCAGCTGATTGCCAGAGATAACGCCGGATGTGCCGGCGGAATTCCCCAGGTTTGACATGCCGAAAGTCTGGCTCTCGGCTGACTGCGTAAAATTGATGCTTACCGTGGCACCACCAGCGCCAGTTGACTGCGACAATGAGATGCCGTTGGTGCCGACCAGCACCAGCTGGGTACCAGATACGCCAGTACTACCGGCCGTGTTGCCGAGGTTGGAGACACCAGCCGAGAACGCTCCGCCGGATGGTGACGGTCCGATGATCGTTACAGCATTGCCACCGTTCTGGCTAAGCGTGATGTTGGCGCCTGCCGCCAGCGTCAAAGTACCAGAAGATATCAGGGCGCCGACGCCCGCCGTATTGCTCGAGATGGTGAGTGCGAACAAGTTCTGCGTCTGCACCGACTGCGGAGCGGCCGAAATAGACAGCGTCGCGCTCGATGCATTAGTAGACTGCGATACCGTTATGTTAGGCCCGCCGACCACCAACATACGCAGCTGATTGCCGGAAATGACCCCCGACGTGCCGGCGGTGTTGCCAATGTTTGACATGCCGAAAGTCTGACTTTCGGCCGTCTGCGCCGCCACGGAGACGGAGACCGTGGCTGATGATCCATTGGTCGACTGCGACAGAGTGACGTTAGGGCCACCGGCCAGCAACATCCGCAATTGATTACCGGAAATGACACCCGACGTGCCGGCGGTATTTCCAATGTTCGATATGCCGTAGGTGTTGGACTCGGCACTCTGGCTGGCCCCGGATATCGTGATTACGTTGCCAGCCTGAGACAGGGTGATATTGGGACCGCCGGCCAGCGTCATGGTGCCAGACGATATCAAGGCCCCGGCTCCTACCGTGTTCCCCGACATCGTAAGATCGAACAGATTTTGTGTCTGCACTGACTGGGCCGGGGCCGATATGCTGATCGTCCCTCCATTCGGACTGGTGTCTTGCGACAGGGTGACGTTTCCGACGCCGGCCAGGACCAGCTGGCTCCCCGTGATGCCGGTGTTGCCCAGCGTATTTCCGCCGGTCGACACGCCGCCGGAGAAGGACGCCCCGCCGCCGACGCCGGCCGAAATACTGAGTGACTGCCCGTTTTGGGACAGAGTGATGTTGGGGCCGCCGGCCAGGAACAGGGTCCCGGTAGAGACCAGACCGGGGACGCCGGCCGTATTGCCGCCGGCCGACACTGCCAGTCCGGCTACGGTCGCCCCGCCTCCGAGGGCTGACGCCTCTATATATACGTTAGTGCCATGCTGCAGGATGACGGCAAGTTCGGTGCCGTCGAGCGGCGTCGTGGCCTTAGGAAGTACGGCGGTGGGAAACCGTTCTACGTCCAGAGGCGCAGCGGCGGACGGGGTATCTAGGATCGTCATTTAAACGTTCCAGTAGAAGTTCCCGTTGATCACCGATACGGTGGCCACTGGCGACTGCTGAGAAGACGGGGCCAGACTCTCGTCCGGCCGGTAGAACTGCAGCGTAATGTCTTCGGTCTCGCGCGGCGGCAGGCGCCAGGGATCAAAGATGTCGCGGTCGGCCCAGCACACCCGGAGGCCCGGCGAATTCGGGTCCTCATACAGGTCGTCCAGAGAGAACTTCTTCTTGCAGCGGTCGCAGATGCCGATGCCCAGCGTCGACTTGCCGGTGGTGTCGAGCCATTTACTCATGACCTATGCCCTCGTATACCGTCTCAGGTTATAACTGATCTGTATCGGGCTGCGGTCGCGCTCCTCCATCATCGCAGGCATGTTAGCCTGCTGAACGTTCAGCGCAATGTTTGCCTTGGTGTCCGGGTCCACTTCTCCCGGCATTTCGTTGGCGATGGACTGGGCCAGACTCCAGGTCATGGCCTCATACCATCGTCTCGGAATTTCGATGGCCTGATTGACGTTCTGTACGTCGGCGATGTAGCGGGACCGCCACACCAGCAGGCAATTGAGAATTTCGGCACCGCTGGGCGGCGGCCACATAGTGATGATGGGCTGGTCCATCTGCCGGTTTAGCCAGTACTGCAGCGGACGGCCCTGGCTCGTCTTGTTCGGCTGCAACAGGTACTGGTCGCGGTTCATGCGGTACATCAGAGTGTCGAGCGGATAGGACGACACCACCAGTTCCCGCAAGTTCAACGTGCCACCGCTGGTCTCCCGCACGCGGAACAACAGGGCCGAGGCCGGCGACGCCACGTCATACCACGCCCATTTCTTGTCCGGGTAGGAAGTCGCCACTTCGCCGAACGGAGGATCGATAGTCTGAACCAGCGTCCAGGTGACGCCGTCATTCGATGCCTCAAACACGAGGTTGTAGAACTGGTCGCCGTTCGGCATAAACCCAACCAGAGTTACCGGCACCGGCCCCAGCGTCTGAACCTGGATCGATCCATTGGGGGCAGTCTGCGTGCACGACGTGGACAGGTCGCCATCGTCCGCATTAGCGGCGATACCGCCGTCCGGTGAAATATAGGAGTCGCCGACACGCGGCACCGTCCGATAGAAGGCCTTGAGCACGTCGACGGTGCCGGCCGGAAGCTGCACTTCCGCTTCGCCTTGGTAAAGGCCCAACACCAGCTTGTCCTGACACCACAGCGGCAGCTTGCTGTTGCTGATGTGATACAGGATCAGCTGCATGCACTCGCGCCCGATGCCCAGCATTTCGGACGTGACTTTTTGGGCTGGGAAGCCGGCCCGCCGAAAGGCATGGTCCAGCATCTTGGCCAGAGTAAAGGTAGTGGCGCCGACCGACTGGTCTACCATTTCATCTTCACCAGACCGCCGCCGGCCTTCTTAGTGGCCGATCTTGCGGAGGGTCTCGAGTGCTTCGGATGCTTTGGGTGCGCTGTATTCAGCGCTGCTGCCACTGCCTGATCCTGTGGATGCCCCGCCTTGATCATCTCGCGGATGTTCTGGCTGATCGTTGCCTGACTTGTTCCCTTCTTGAGTGGCATCGCCCAGTTCCTCCTTCAACTTGCGGAGATAGCGCAGCGCCCGGCCGATCATGTAGCCGGCCTCGTTGTCGTGCCGTAAAGCTATGCCGACCAGTGCGTCGATGTCGTCCTGCAGACTCATTTGATACCTACCATTGGTTTGCCATTGAAACCGCCCCGGCAGCGGCGCATCGCCCCGCCCCGGCGGAAGCCGGCGCGCTCGCCCTGGCCGCCGCCCAGGGCGCCGGTCCCGCTGCCGACGCCGCCGCTCGTCGTGGAGTCGTGACCGGACCAGTGCCCCTCCGGCCCCACTCCCGGCCCCCGCTCACTCCCAGGTGCCGTGTCGGCCGCACGCGCCGCGTCGAGAGAGGCCTGATCGGTGATACCGGCCTTACGTGCCGGGTTGGGTCCGACATATCCCGGGACGGTCTGGATGCCACCGAGAGACCCCTCCGGAAGGCCAAGGCCCCTCTCGACCCCAGTAGCCAGGGCCGCCTGGATCGGCGCCACCCCACCGACGAGGCTGGACATGTTGCCCAGGGCCGCCGCAATGCCCCCGATGGTGGCCGGGGCCTGTCCCCGCTGATAGTTGTCGCGGAAGCGCTCGCCGGACGTGTCACCTTGGTAGGCCGACCCGCCGCCCTGGTCCTCTGGCGCCGGCCCCGGCCGAAGATTGGGGACGGCACTGACCGGACCGCCAGTATCGTAGCCGGCTCGCAGCTTACGCCCGGGCGACCCGGTCTCCACGACTTCATCGGTCGTCGGATGAACCACCTGATAGGCTTCGCTCTGTGGGTTCTTCCCGACTTTGGTCACCTTCATAGCCGGGGAATTTTTCCGCACGACGCCGCCGGCCGCCATGTTGGGGTGGGCATTCGGGTTGCGATTGTGGACGGCCACTTCCTTGTCGGCGATCCTTTTGACCTCCGACTTGGTAACTTCGCCGCCCTTAGCCTTGCGCACGTTCTGAGCGAATACTACTTCCTTCATCAGCTTAGAGTTGCCGGTCTCCTTCGCCTTGTTCTTGGCCTTGGCCAGCTTGGCGGACGAAATCGGCTGATCCTGCGGGATGCCCAGTTTCGAATGGAGGAGGCCCTTCTTGATCTTAGGCGCGCCGCCACCCTTTAAGTTTGGAATGGCAGCCGGCTGAATGGGGGCGCCACTGCTGGCCCGGGCATCGAAAGTCGGCCCGTGGGGGGGCTTCCCCATTGGACGCGGGCTAATCTTGGGAGGAGCACCCACGGGGGCCACGTCCCGCCCGGGGGAGGACCGAGCGGGACGCGTCCTCGTGTGGCTGCGGACCTTGACCGGCCCGCTCCCCGACGAACCCGTAAAGCCAAACGATGTCGGAAAGTCGTGGCTGCCGTATTTGAGCGTCTTTCCCATGGAGACTTACCCCCAGTAGATGCTGATGTCGCCCGATGCCGGCACCGTGTCGACGTAGATGCCGGTCTGAACGCGGATCGGGGCGTCTTCGAAGAATGCCTGATCGCCGACCGCCAGCGTCTCGTCAAAGATGACCTGACCGCTGGCGCCGCCGTCACGCAGCTTGTAGGCCCCGGCCCCCGCATTGCACTTGATGCGGGTGATGCGCATGGCCGTGGCCAGAGCGGCCGGAGAGGTCCCGACTTGCCCAACCACGGCATGCTGGACTTGACGAATCGTGTTGTAACTCATCTAGGCCCTCTCCTTCCGAGTGTTGCGATCGATTCCTACTGGCTCACCGGGGCGTCGCTGCCGGAGGCCGCAGTGTCGTCACCGCTCGAGACCGGCGCCGGGTCAGGCGTCGGGGCCGGCTCCGGCGCGGGTGCCGGCAACGGATTGGCGTCGATGGCCGCCTGCACCTTGGTGCTCTCCAGGTTCGACATTTCGACGATCTTGTCGATGCCGCTCTGCTGCTCCGGCGTCAGACCGGCCGGCGGAATCTTGGTGGCCGCGTCGTGGAGTTCCTGGACGAGAGTGATCAACGAATCGACCTTGCCGGACTGGGCCGTGACCGCATCCAATGCTTCCTGTACTGTGCTCATGATGTCTCCTGCCATCTGATTGAGATTGTCGAGCCTCTGGTTGATCTGGGCCAGCGTCCGCTCGATGTTCGTTGACCCCTGAATCGGACCACCCCCGGGCGCGGGCGGCGAGCCGAGACACAAGATGACGAAGCCGTCCCTCTGCAGGATTTCCCGGCACTCCAATCCGTACGACTTGCGCGCAAATTCGCGAATGTTCCCATGTACTTGGCACAGGGCATTATAGTCGTAGTTGTGGAGTTCCAGGATCAATTGTCGCTCCCATCGGATGCCACTGGATCGCCCAGGTGCAGTTCGACGTGGTTGGACATCTGCTTCGCCTTGCGAACCTCACGCCCCAGGCGATCGGCCGCCCAGTTGCGGATGTTGCCGAACTGCTGGCACAGCGTGTTATACTCGGCCGTGGCCATGCGCAGGATGTCCTTGAATCGTTCGCGGCGCTCCGCCATGATGTCGGCCATCGGGAGCGATTCCTTCGGATCGTTCATTGGCTTCCTCCTCCTCCATTGATGGGTCCTACCGTCAGTTCGACCTCGTCATTAAGCTGGGCGAGAGCGATCAGACGGCGCTTCATCACGTGCCTCAACATGGCCTCGACGCTACCATGCTCCTGGCAGCGCTGATCGAAATCTTCATTCGACATCCGGACCACGTTGAAACCTTCCCTAGTGATACCAGGATCATGTCGCAATTGCTCACCCGACCACTAACCCTCTCATCTGTCGCCGTTCGAAGAGAGATACCTCCGGCCCCATCAAGAGTTCATACATGTCGTCATGAACTCGGACCACCTTCTTTAGTTCTCGGCCGTGCTGTAAGGCGACAAACATGGTGAGATTGCCATATTTGGCTTCAATCTTCTCACGCATGCCCCCCGACATGTACAGCACGTCCGAGGTCATCGATTACGACGCCGCCAAGTTCTGGTCGACGCCATAGGCACCGATGCGGTTGGCATTCGGACCAGACGCAATGGCCGGCACGCCGATGCCCATGATGAGCCGCTTGGTGCCGTCCGTGGCGCTCGACGGGACGTAAGTCCCGCGCACGTCACCGGTCGAAGTAGTGGCCGGCGAAGTCTGATCGGCGACCACCAGGGTGCCGGTGTCGCGGGCCAGGGTGTTGTTCCACGACGGGTCGCAATAACCGCGATCCGTGACGCGCACCGGGATGCCCAGGATGTCGGTGGAACCAGCCGACACGTTGTTGGTGGTGGCGCCGTCGACCGCTACCGTCAGGACCTGATAGAAAGCCTTCTTGCCGTTGACGGTCGAAGAGGCCGCGACGTTCGGAATGAGTTCCGACATCTTCTGGCCATAACGGTCGTAGCCAGTGACCGTATAGCTGCGCGTGGTGGCGCCGGCCGCCGCCGTGATCGACACCGCACGCGGAACGTCCAGCTGGTAGACCGTCTCGCCGCGCCCGTTGACGACGGCAGTGACGCCGCCGACGCCGGCCCGCAAGGTGAGGTTGCCGGCGGCCGCATAGGTGGCGAGGGCCGACAGGGCGGCGGTGTTGAGGGTCACCGGGACCGTGTCCCACAGGTAGTAGCGGCCGAGAGGGCCGATGCCGAACCCGCCGGTTGGCACGGCAGCGCCGGCCGCCGGCAGCGGGTCGGAGGGAGTCAGCTTAGCATTGCCGAGGTAAACGTCGTCTGACCAGTGTGGCATTAGTAACTCCTCATGAAAGGAGGTTGCGCGAAAGCCGTCGCACGCGGTCGAAGAACTCATCGTCCTGCATCGCCATCCGGGCCGAGTTGATCCAGAAGGCCACGAGCCGGACGTTACCGGGGACATAGCCAAGTGATGGTTTAACCCGATCGATGCTGCAGGCCATGGGATTGGCTAGTTCCGACCCCAGCAGTAATGGCTCTTTTGATAGGGCACACTTTCCACCCTGTTTATTCCACAAACCAATTAAGTCGTCATGAGTCAAAGTGCACTGAACGCCGGCAACTTTGCAACGGTGCTTTAAGCGACGAATTCGTAAAGACAGGGCACCGCGCACAGTCTGTTTATAACGCAGATTGTGCGCGGCCTGGGCAATTCGTTCTTCTCTGGTAGAGCCGGCATGAATGGTCGGCATAGGAATCCTCCGAGTAGCTAGAGCCTAGCAATATGATACCAGACTCTAGCTGCCTCGTCCAGGGGGAACTACAACCCTTGATTGCCCCACACCGTGCGCCAATCGGTCCAGCCCTCGTCATATCGCTCGGTGGACTTGTAGCGCATGGAGTCGGTCTCGAAGTCGCCTTCCATGGACTTCTCCAGCCCACGACGCTTCTTGATCTGCAGGCCCCGGTCCGCGTCGGTCAGAATCCACCACGCCGTGGCGGAGGTCAGACGCGCGAGGTTGGCCTGCCCGCCCGCCAGCAGCCCCATCGACTTGATCGGGTTGATGTCGTTGTTGGCGGTGCCGGTGCGCAGCACGCTCTTGAGGATCACTTCGGTCTGGAACACGTTGGCCGGGGCAGCGATGATCTTGAGCGGGTTGAGCCGGATGCGCTTGCCGGTGTGGTCCACCGCGTTGCGGATGGCAACCAATGCCTGCTCGATCGCCGTCTGCGACAGAGCCGCAGCGGTGAGCAAGTTGGATGCCGTACCGACGACGATGGGATGCGAGGCCGACACCAGCGGCACACCGTCGCCGCCGGGGTAGGACGCATTGAAGGACCGGTTAAGTTGGTTGGCGCACAGCGTCTCCTTCGTCTCGATGAGAGACTGCGCAAGGTGACGGCTGTAAATCTGGCCGATGCGGATGTGGTCGCCGTCCTCAACCAGCACCTTCGTCAGCGCGAAGGCTAGGCCGTAGACGCGATACACGTACCGCTTGATGAACAAGACGCCGCCCTGGTCGTAGTTGACCGGGAGGCCGTCCGGAAGTTCGGGCGCCGCGCCAAAGCCGTAGAGCATCGGCTCTTCGTGGTAGTTGCGGGCGATACCGGTCTCTTCCTTGAAGCACTGCTTCCACTCATCGGCGCGCTGATCATAGACGCCGTCGAACTCCTCGTTGAGGATCGGCTCGACGATGGAGCGGAAGTCAGTAGACCGCATTGGATTTGCCATGGTCTATCTTCCTTCCTTAGAAGCCCGCCTTGAGGGCGACTTCCTGATGACGGGCGATCAGCACGTTGATGTCGGGGAAGGCATCGGTCCAGTCGTTGAACGGACTGGGGTCGATGTTGTACACCTTCATCATGTTCTGAGCGGTGGCCACAGTGGACTGGTCGAGAGCGGCCGACGACAACAGCGTGGTCGTGTTGCCGGCGGTCGGGTTCAGGAAGGCTGCCTGTTCGCCGATGTCGTCGAACGCCATCGCAGCCGATGCCTGAATCTTGTAGATCATCTCGGGATCGCGCGTGAAGTAGACGCGGGCCGAGTCGTTACCCAGATCACGGACAAGCGTGCCGTTGATCCAGGCTGGTTGAACGATCGGGCGGCCGGTGAGGTCCTGGTATTCGACGCCGTAGAAAGCGCCGCACCAGTCCGCACCGTTGGCCGCCTGGGCCAGTCGACCCGTCGGATCGATCGCCACCGGCTGTCCCGAATAGAGGGTAGGAGTCGCCTCCATCAGGGCCTTCGTCAGGCGCAGCTGCACCGGGCGAACGAGGCCGTTGGGATGATAGATGGGTTTCAGGCCATAGGGTCCTGATACGCTTGGCATTGTTTCCTATGTGCCCCTTCTTAGCATCTGCTCGACGTACCATCCGGCGGGGCGCCAGTTGGGGTTGACAAAGTCGGGAACCGGCGCGCTGGCATCGAGCGACGCGTAGGCGGAGGGGTCCTCCGGCGTGACGCGACCCTTGACACTGCGTGCCTGCTCATCGAGCCTCTCGACCTTGTACCGCATCTTGGCGGCCTCGTCCATCGGCATGTCGTGATGCACTGCCTGCATGTAACGTTGGTACAGTCGATTCGAAAGCTTGCCCAGGACCATTTCATTGACCCCGACGCAGCCCGCGTATTCGCCGCTCGTCAGCTTGACGTTCTCCCAGCCCTCCCCACGGAGTTCTTCGGGTTTTACAAGCTGATACCCTATGCGAAGACGCATGTGAATCGTATCTTTTGTGTTGGTCGTTGACAACCAGCACAGGTGGTAGCCGGGAATCTCCGGCATCTCCGGGAGAGCATTGTTGAGGAAGGTACTAATGAACATCTCGAGACGCTCATCATCCTCCTCTTCGCGGCTCTCCGAATGGTTGCGGTCGTCGGCCTCACGCAGAGACCGGTCGCCCTGGCCGTCCCGCGCACGGGAGCGGTCCGTCGCCTCCTGAGCCATCTGTTCCAGTCCGGGCGCTAACGCTCCGGGCTGCTGGCCGAGGCGGTCGTCGTCATGATCCTTGTTGCGTGCCATGTGCTAGCTCCTTCCAGCCGGCTGTTGGTTGGGATGGTCGCGGTCGTATTTCTGGAAAGCCTTGATGTAGCGGTTGCGCTGGGCGGGGTCGTCCCACACGCCCAGTTCCTTCAAGGCTTCGACGCGCTCGCGCGAGACGAAGATGCCCTTCCCGTTGCCGTTGCGCGCCCGGCCGGAAGACTGAGAGCCGCCGGACACCGGGGGCGTACGGCGGTTGCCGTTCTGCCCCTTGTCCTTGCCGCCCTTGTCCTTTTCGAACAGGTGGGGCAGGCGCTCGCGGACGCGGGCATCGAGTTCGTCCCAATACTCCGGGGTGCGCATGTCGTAGCCATCGCCCTCGAGTCCCTCGTCGATGGCGAAGGCGATGCGCGAGTCCTCGTCGCCCAGGTTCTCGTCGAACCACGGGTTGCGGGCCTTCCAGTCGCGGAACTCGGAGACGGCACGGGGGTCGGCCTGCTGCACCGGCTTATCGGCCGGCGGGTGGCGCTTGGCCGCCGCGTCCAGGCGCTCCTTGACCTCACCGAGGCGCCGATATTGATCGGCGGCACCGTCGCGCGTGGCCAGCGCTTCCGCCACCAGTTCCGGCTTGCCAGCCTTGATGGCATCGGCCAGCTGGCGGGTCGACAGTTCGTAGGCCCGCTTGGCCGCCTGCATCTGCTGCACGACGTTGTGCCCGTCCTGGCCGGTCATCCGCTGGGTCAGCTGCGCAATCTGCTGGCCCTGCTGCTGAACCAGACTGGTCAGCTGCTCGATGGTGCGGTCGGCATTGGTACGAGCGGCGCGCTGGCGGGCCTTGCGCTGCTGTCTTTCCTGGCGGCGGGCCGCGCGCAACTGTTCGCGCCGGTCCTCGTCCTCCACCGCCGTGCGGTCGTCCTCGCCATCCGGGTCAGCACCGGCATCGACAGGCCGCCGCCCAGCGTCAGCCTGAGCACTCGCATCAGCAGTCGCCGTGGCCGAAACCGTACCGCCGGCATCGTCGTCTGGAATTTCGACATACTCGCCGTCTTCCTCGCCGTCACGTTCGATTACGTTCATGATCCTGTCTGCCTCCTGTCAGGCTTAGACGAATGCCTTGATCTTCAACGGGTCGGAGACCTTGCACAGAATCTCCAGATCGTTGAACAAGGCAAACAACGCGGTGTCATCTTCGGTCCGCTTCCGATTGCGTGGAGTATAGGGCAGCTGCCACTTGTCTCCGCCGAACTTCGGCACCCGCACGAAGTCACCCGGCTTGGCCCAGGCACCTTCCGGCCACGGCTGGCCGCTCGACCGGTTATGAAAGGCGACCGGACCGACCAGGATGACCTTGGCTACCTGAGTGTTCCATTGTTCGGTATCGCGCGATTCGGAAGTCAGAATCACGCCGCCCGCCGTCTTGCTCTTGGGCGTGCGCAGCTGCACGATTACCCTCGTGCCCAGGGGGATGTGGCCGCAGTCCACCGGAGGAAACGCTTCCTCCAGCGAGTCGTAGCCCATTCCGACGTTCAAATGACTTACTTGGGACATCTAGAGCTTCTTCTCCCTTGCTCTCTCCCCGGCAAGGACCTCTTCTACTATTTGGAGCGCTCTAGCAAGGGACTGCACGCGCCCCACGGCGCGGCCGGCTTCATACCCGATGTCGCCGGAGAATCCCTTCATCAGCACTTCGGCAGCGAGTTGGTTCCTCTCCTCTGAGAGACGTTGAATTATCCGCTCGATCACACTAGCACAGGTCCCTTCGGCCTAGCAATTGGCTTTCGAACCCTTCTTCGTGAACTTCGGCGGCTTCTTCCCGCCGGCCGAAGGACGGACGGCACCGCCTTTGGCGTAGTTCGAACGCGGTCCGCCGCTTCCGGACGATGGAGTGATCGACTGGCCTGACGCCAGTCGTTTGTGCTGATTCATCGCATCGGCCATCGACATATTCCTTTCTATTGTGGGTTTATACCCGTCCCCGTCTTGACCTGACTCTTCTTGCCGGCCTTGATCTCCATCCTCGCGATCTCGAGCGCCGTGTCGTTGTCGGCGGTGTTCACGTCGACTTTGGTGGACAGTTCGTCCTGTTTGCGCTGATTCTCGGCCTCGCGGTCGGCGGCGGCGGTCGCCGCGTCCTGCAGTGCCTTCTCGGAGTCCTGGGCCAGCTTCTGCTTCTCGAGCATATCGTCGGCGGCGGCCTGGGCGCGAGCGTCGGCCTGGGCCTGCTCGCTGGCCTGGGCCGCCTGGACGGCTTCTTGCGTGGCGGCCTGCTGGCTGGCGGCGGCTAGCTGCGCCTCCTGGGCCTGCTTTTGCGCGTCCAGCTTGAGTTTGGCTGCCTGTATCTGCGCGGTTGCCTGATCGGCCGCGCCCTTGCGCTGGGTCTCGGCCTGCGACGCTTGGGCGGCGGCCACGGTCGGGTCCTGCGGCATCGGCGGGGACAGCTGCTGCAGCATCTGCATCGCCTTGACGATGATCGGCGGCAGCTTGGCAAAGGTCTCGTCGGCCAGCTTCATCACGTCCGGCGTCGCGGCGGCCACCAGCTTGTCGAACTCGTGCATGACCTCCGGGTCGTCGTCCATCATCTGCGTGACCTCGACGCCCAGCACCTGCGACATCTGGTCGTGATATTGAGTGACGTACCACAGGCCGATGTGCTGCATGATGTGCTGCAACATCGACGGATAAAGTTTGGGCGCCACGATGGGCAGGGCGCCGATGACCGGCGACATCATGAACGGCAGGTGAGTGTTGAGATGAGCCTCGTGGTCCTGCTCCGGGAAGGCCGACACCGGCTGGCTCATCATCATGGCGAGGTTTTCGTTGACCGCGTTCATGCGCTTGGGCTGCGGCTCGTCGACCAGCAGGCGCTCCGCCTCCGGCCAGCGCATCTGCTTTAGCCACTCCTTTTCGACTTCGCGCTGCTTATATAGCGGGTTGCCGGTGGCGCGTTGAACGATGGTATTGATCTGGACGAAGCGCTGGGTGTCGGAGAAGATGCGCGGGTCCGACACTGGCTGAACGTCCATCGGGCCTTCGTAATCCTGGCGCCGGGCCAGGACCTCGCCGGCCTCGTTATAGGTGACGCTGTCCTTGAGATAGAAGCGGTTGAGCCGGTGGACGATCTCGAGCACCTTGGCCAGGGCGGCATGCAGCCGGGCGTGGATCGACGAGAATACGACGGTGCCCTGCTCGTAGCGGGCCATCGTGGTGCCGACCGGCACGTTAGCATTGGAGTCGGCCAGTTCCTCAAAGGTGGTGCGCACCACACCCTTGGCGGCATCGACCAGAAAGCCGAGCAGCTGGAACAGCGTGGCGGACGGTTCATTGAACTGCAACTGCTGGGCCGACTTGGCCACGTCGTCGCCGGCCAGCCCGCCCCGGACTTCGGTGATGCCGCCCGGGTTCAGGGTCTCCGACTGGCCGCCCTCGCTGCCCATGCCGCCCTTAAGCTTGAGAAGGGACGGGATGGTGTTGACGAAGCCGGAGTCGAGCAGGCAGCGCAGGGCGCCGGTAGCAGCGACCGAAAGAGAACCGATGAGATGGAACAGGGTGAGCGGCACGGCGCCGCGCCACGGGATGAATGGGAACTCGACCATGATCGGGAGTTCCTCAAACACGTCTTGCTTGTCGGGGTCCCAATTGCGATACCAGCCGACGATGGCGCGCGACACCTGATCGATGGTAACGACGTACGGCGCCAGTTTGCCTTTGGATTCATCATCGCCGTCGACCGCGATCCAGATTTGCGTCTCAAAGAGAATGCGCTCGCCGTCGTCGTTGTAGCCGGTGTTGGTCTTGCCTTCGACCTTGTCCGACACCTTGCCGGTCTCGGTCTTCTCCGGCTCCTGGCCGGCGGCGATGAGGCCCATCTCGGCGCTGTAGACGCCGGCCTCGATCTCCTTCTCATAATCCTGATCGGTGATGGCGATCAGATGAGTGCGGCGCTGGGCGGTGTCGTACGACGTGGCCGAGTATGGCAAGTAGAGGTCGTCGATGTAGATGGCCCGGCAGGTGATGCGGCCCAGGACCGGCGACCACCACATCTTGAGATAGAAGGCGCCGCCGGGCGGAATCTGCGTGCAGCCCTGCTCCATCTCGTAGCGGAATTCCTTGACCTGCTTGGTCAGCTGCCAGTTCATGTGGCGGACCTTGCGCTTGGCCTTCTCGACCTTAGTCGCGGTCGCCGTCCCCACCACGTTGTCCTTGACCGGACCTTCCGGCGGCAGCAATTCCTTGACGACGCGAGAGGCGAAGTCGACGCAGGCTTCGATGATCAGCGGATGAGTGACGGTGCTTCCACCCTCAAATCCACCCTCGCTATCCTCGCCCTTGTCGTCGGTCAGCCCGGCCCGCTTGAGGCCCTCCGCATAGACCTTGTCGCGGGGCTTGCGCGACTCGATGTCGCGCTCGATGAGTTCGATCAGTTCAGCCGACTTCTGCGCCAGATAGGCCCGGTCCAGCGTCTCGACCAGATTGGCAAAGAACGGGTTGTTGTCGGCCTCCGCCTTGTCGTCAAGAACTACGACCGCCGACCCGTCTTCGTTCTCTTCCACGTCGTCGGATTCGTCGTCCGGAATCTCGAAGTAGCCGCCGGCATCGCCCTGGTCGTCGGGGTCCTGCTGCGCGGGATTGGGCTGGCGCGGGTCGAGCGGGGCCATCTACACCAAGCCTCCTTCTTCATACGACAGCCCACCCAGGTGGGCGAGGTCGGGGTCGAACACGGCAGAGCCGGAGCGCACCCGGCTGGGATCGAGCACTATGAAAGAGTTCTCGGACGGCGCGTACATCGTCTCGGACGGCACCGTGTTGCGGTAGCGGATGACCGAATGACCCCGGCCCAGCAGTTCGCCTCGATAGGTGTCGAGCAGCCTCTCCAGTTCGTCCGAATTGATGGCGGCCTCGTCTTCATTATAGCCGACCATCGATATCGGGTTGAGGTCGAGATGCCGGGCCTGCACGTAGCGGCGGATGTCCGGCATGCTGGCATTGGCGATCTTGTTGAGGTCACCGCTGAACCGGGTGCCAGTCAGCCATTCGGGATCGGAGGCCAGGGCGTGGGTGGTGGCGTCGATGTCGACGGCCAAGTCATCGAAGATCGGGTCATCATCGTGGCCCGGCCCCACCAAGTCATGGGACGGATGGCCGCGCAGCCATTTCTGCGGCAGCTGGTATTGCGAGCCACGGAAGCGCAGCGGAATGACGCGACCCCCGGAATCGACGCGGGAAGGCAAATTGGTGCCATAAGGGTGAATCACCGTTTCCGGTTCATATCCAGCAAAATGCTCCGCGATCTGCGGGTCCTGCGAGATGTGCGGCCCCAAATAGCGCGAGACGCTGGTGTCGGGGTCTTCGGCGATGATCGGGCGCCCCTGCAATTGCGGGAAGTCATAGTCGGTCGGGTCGCCGGAGAACGGGCGATCGATAGCGTCCTCATGGTGAAACGGGAAGTTCCGGGTGCCGTGGTATCCGGTAAAGTCGAATCCGAGCGCCCGGGCGCGGTCCTCGATGTCGCGGGGGTCGAGCGACAGGCCCTTGGCGGCGGCTTGGGCGTAGGCCGGCGACTGACCCATGACCACGGCAGTGCGGGCAGCGGCATGCGACTCCGGTCCGACCGGGATGGTCGAATGACTGAGAAGCTCCTCGAGTTCAGATAGCCTGGACCTGATGATCCGGTCTAGTGCGCCCATCTCGTCTCCCCGATGGGACGATACCCTACACGACTCCCGAAGCGGTTGTCAAGCGGATTTAGCGGCCGTACGGGTTCTTCGGCCGCTCCGGCAGCGGGGCATCTGGATCGAAGCCCGGAGGCTTCTCGTATGCTTTCGGAACGGTCACCGACAGTACGTCCTTGTCCGACAGTACGCGCAGCGCCTGCGTGAACGTGTCCGTATAGTCCCAGTACTCGCCGTTCGGCTGGGCACAGACCTCGTCCAGGAATTCATTAGCCCACCCGCTGAACTTGCGTTCGCTGTCCTTGAGCGATTCATCGGCGGCGGTGGCGCGGCTCTCGGGAATCCACACGAGGCCGGCGTGCGGAATATGCGACACCAGATGCAGACGCATCATCTTGTCGTCGTTGCCCGGATTGTAAGGATGAACGAACAGCTTGTGCTTGGCCAACGTCTGAATCAGGCTGATGCCGCTGGCCTTGTCCTCGATGACGATCAGGTCGACCTTCTTGCCGGTGCCCGAAATCTCGGACGGAACGACGCCGTACATCGCCGACTTGACTACCGGCCTCACCACGGGGCCGAATGTATTGTGAGCCTGGGCGCGCACCTTAGTGACGAGGTCAGGCAGTCCGAGATGATCGCGCCATGCATCGAGTAGCATGACGTTGGCTCGATACTTGGGCTTCTCAACTCCTCCCGGCAGCCGCTCCACGCCAGTCCGGATGTTGAAGACTCCATAAGTGGTACAGGCCGAATAATCGGGGTCGTTCTGCTTGTCATATTGCTTCTCCTTGAACGCGGAGTCGATCGACATGATCACGTACTGAAAGCTGGGCAGCCCGTTGCGCATCGGCCACAGCTTAAACCATGAACGCTTGACGATGCCGGCCTCTTCCGGGTCGATCTCCTCGCCATGAATTTCCTGGCGCCCGATCTTGGTACCTTCGTACTGCACGATACGATCGAAGAATGACGGAGCGAGGTTCTCGCGGTTGTCGTAGGTCGAGCCGGTCGTGGTAATCGTGCCCTTAGCCTGCCGAATCTTCTTGATCAGCGGGATCGGCTTGGGCGTGGTGGTGACGCAGATGGTCGGGTTGCGGTCGCGATAGCGCAGGCGGCAGGCGAACTGCAGATTGGACCACGCCTCCTCTATCGCCTCGCGCGCCGTGGCCGCCAGTTCGTCGAACCAGCCACCATGGAACTGCGGCCCGCGCAGCCGGCCCGGCTCGCTGGCGGCAAAGCCACGAATTTCCGACCCGTTCCACAGCCGGAGTTCGAGATAAGATTTGTTCCATCCGCCTTGCGGGATGCAGATCGCCGGCAGAATCGACAGAATGCCGGACTCGCCCTCGAAGCAAGTAAAGCGCACGTCGTTGTAGGTCGGCGCCACCACGGCCCAGCGAGTGCCGGGCATCGTGCCGGCGTTCCAACAGGTTTCTTCCGCCCCCAGCCGCGTCTTGCCATAGCCACGCCCGCAACGGTTGAGCCATGTC